ATGAGCACACGTGCACAGATCGCCATCCAGATTGGGCCCGAGGAATGGTCACACACCTACGTACATTTTGACGGCTATCCATCACACATGCTGCCCACATTGGCGGCTTGGACACCCGAGGACATCCTCGCCGCCCGCGAAATCCGCCAGGTCACGCTCAATAAGCTTGACTGCTTCGATTCACCTCGCGCGCCCCGCATCCTGCCACGCCCGACCTGTGAATTGTCCCATCTCTATATCTGGCAGAATGGCGCTTGGGTAGAATGGAGGGCAGCCCAATGACCGCTCTTGCCATCCTGTCCAGCCGCAACGAGGATTACGGATTCTTCCGCGCCCTGACCGTCTGCCCGCAACGTGACCGCCGCAGTGCGGAAGTCTGGGCGCTCGCCTCGCGTATGATCGCTGAAGCCATTGGGGCCAACAGCGAAGGCGACATGATCGGCATCCGCGACTTTCTCGACAGCCGGATAGGCCGGCATTTCGCCGATGATGTGGTCGGCAACATGACCGGCTGCAACATCGAACTCGAGCCTGCTATCGCCGCCGCGATCCGCCACTGGCAGGGCTGGCGTATCGACCGCAAGACCCAGAACGAGCACGGTATCCCCGCTGGGCTGCCCTACCTGACCGGTTGGGTGCAGCATTTCGCGGTCGCCGCGAGCATGGCCGACAGCGATTAATCCTGCACAGCCCCGTTCATACAGCCCGCGCAGGCGGGCTTTACCCGGTAGAAGCCCTCGAATGTCGCGCGGGCCCAAACCGGAGACGACCGATGACCCAAATCCAGCTATCCGACACACAAGCCCTCATTCTTTCCGCCGCTTGCACGCGCGAGGACGCGATGGTGTTCCCCGTCACCGCCAGTCTCACGGGCGGCGCTGTCGGCAATGTCTGCAAGAGCCTACTCAAGCATGGCTTGATCGAGGAAACCCCGGCAACCGATCTCAGCACAGTCTACCGGCATGACGAGGAGCGTGGCCCAGTCACACTGCGCGCCACCCCTCTGGCATTCAGCATCCTCGCAATCTCCGACAATCCGGATGAACAGTCAGGCGGCCCTGCGCAGGGCATTGCCTTGCCAGAGCCCACGCGGCGAAGCAGCGGCACCAAGCAGGAGGCGGTGATCGCAATTCTCCGCGCCGAGGGTGGGGCGACGATTGAGGAGATCATGGTCGCCACGCAATGGGCTGGACATACAGCCAGAGGCTTCCTTTCTGGTGCGCTCAAGAAAAAAATGGGTCTGACCGTCACATCCGAGAAGGTCGAGGGGCGTGGAAGGGTCTATCGGTTGGGCTGAATCACTTCGCTGCTCATCCCCACGGCCCGTTGCGTGCAGACCTTCGCGTCGCGTGCCCACTTGGCCTTGGGGTTCGCCGGTCTTGCGCCATGGCCTTCAGCGCTGCCACCCGGTTCTGCGTGCTAGGGTGCGTCGCGAAGAGGTTGTCATACCCATGTGCATGAAGTGGGTTGATGATGAACATATGCGCCGTTCCGGGGTTCCGTTCAGCCACGTGGTTGTCGAGCCGAGCAGCCAATCCCGAGATGCGGGTCAACGCAGAGGCAAGCCACAGCGGGCTGCCGCAAATCTCGGCGCCGATCCGGTCGGCCTCGTACTCGCGGCCCCGGCTGATCGCCATCTGAACCAGCATCGCGGCCAGCGGCGCCACAATCATCATGGCAATTACGCCAAGGATGCCCATCGGCCCGTCCCGCCGACCACCGAAGAACATGGCGAAGTTTGCAAGCATCGAGATCGCACCAGCAAATGTCGCGGTCACGGTCATGATCAGCGTGTCATGATTACGGATATGAGCCAGTTCATGCGCAACCACGCCTGCGATCTCTTCATAACTCAGGTTTCGCAACAGGCCAGTCGTTACGGCCACGGCTGCGCGATTGGGGCTACGTCCCGTAGCAAACGCGTTCGGCTGATCGGTATCTATGATGTAGAGCGCTGGGATGGGCATATCGGCCTTACGCGACAACTCGATCAACATCTCTTGCAGCGCGCGCGCATCGGGACCTGTTGCAGGGCGCGCGCCATGCATCGACAGAACCATCCTGTCCGAGTTCCACCAGGTAAAAAGATTCATGCCCGCCGCGAACAGCAACGCAAGAATAGCCCCTGAACCACCGCCCAACATCCAGCCCACGCCCATGAAAAGCGCTGTCATGACCGCCATCAGCATGGTGGTTCGTATGTAACCTGCCATTTCCGTACCCTCCTGCGATACGGAACAAGATCTGGGCAGCCGACAGGGCATGCACAAGCAGGTCAACGGGTCGTTGAACTTGGCGTCTTGCATCCTGTGAAGTCCGGGCGTCGCGGCCTGCAGCCCTCAAACACCCGCCGCAAGACGTAGGACCGGGCGATGCTCACCACCGTGAATACCAAACCCATCTGAAGATTTTGCGCCAGCGACGTGTACAGCCCGAAGATCGGGAAGATCAGAATCTGCGTCATGACCGCAACGCCGTAACCGACGATCACGTTGGCGATGGACTCGACGAGTGACATAAGGCGGGACTGATTCACGCGGCCTCGCGCTCCGCTCTCAACGCACTGAAGGTCATCTCGCTGCCCTCTACAATCGCCTCATTGCCGGTGAAGTTCTGCCAGCGCTCAACAGCCACATCGACATAAGCCGGGTTCAGTTCGATGCCGTAACAGACCCGTCCTGTCGTCTCGGCCGCAATCAGCGTGGTGCCTGATCCCATGAACGGCTCGTAGACAGTCTGACCTGAGCTCGAATTATTGAGTATCGGCCGGCGCATGCACTCGACCGGCTTCTGCGTACCGTGCACGGTCGTCGCATCCTGGTCCTTGCTGGCAATCTGCCAGAGCGTGGTCTGTTTGCGGTCACCGGCCCAGTGGCCCTTGCCCTTCGCGCGTACCGCATACCAGCAGGGCTCATGTTGCCAGTGATAATCGCCGCGGCTCAGCACCAGGCGCTCCTTGGCCCAGATGATCTGGGACCGGATATTGAAGCCGCAAGCCTCAAGGCTTTCTGCAACAGTCGCCGCGTGCAGCGCGCCGTGCCAAACGTAGGCAACATCGCCCGGAAAAAGCGACCAAGCCTCGCGCCAATCGGCGCGGTCATCGTTCAGCACCTTGCCAGTGCGCTTGGTATTGGCAGCACCGGCTTGGTTGCGCCAACTCGGATCGTAATCAACTCCGTAGGGTGGATCGCTTATGAGCAATTGGGGTTTCACCCCATTCAGAACCCGCTCAACATCGGTGGCAAGAGTGCTGTCGCCACATAGCAGTCGATGCTTGCCGAGGACCCATAGATCACCCGGACGGCTGATCGGATCCTCGGGCGGCTCGGGAACGTCATCTTCAGCCTCATGTGCGCCCCCCTCTGTCTCACCATCGCAGGCAAGCAAAGCCTGAAGTTCTCCATCGTCGAAACCGATCAGCGACAGATCGTAATCCTCAGCCAGCAGGTCCTGCAGCTCCGCTGACAGCAGCGCCTCATCCCAGGTCCCAAGTTCCGTGAGCTTGTTATCCGCGATGCGGTAGGCCCGGCGCTGCGCCTCAGTCAGATGACCCAGCACAATGACCGGCGCTTCGGTTAGTCCCAGACGGGTAGCGGCGAGAACACGGCCATGGCCAGCAATGAGCTCGCCGTCTTCGCCCACCAGGCACGGAACAGTCCAGCCGAACTCGGCCATGCTGGCGGCGAGCTTCGCCACCTGATCGGCGCCATGCATCTTCGCGTTCTTCGCGTAGGGCTGGAGGCGCGCAAGCGGCCAGGTCTCGATCCGCTCTGGTGCGAAGGCAAGGGTCATCAGGGCAATCCTGTTCGATAGGTTGGCGCGCGCACCCATCGACGAGCGGCGCAGTAGCTTCCGAGGACGGGGTCCATCTGGATTCCGCAGGTGAGGCCCGGTGGTGGATTCCAACTGACCTCTGGGGTCCACCAGGTGTCCACCTGCAGGGTCCATCTAAATATTTGATTTTAAGATGCTTTTGGAAACTTTGGCATGGATTCCATCGGGGTGGACTCCCAAAAAAATCATCCTCACGCTAGCGATATGCCGCGCCTCGCCCCCCCGAATACGGCTACAAACAGGAGGGACCCGTTCAATTTCAATGGGTTACGGTGTACAAAATTTTGAGTGGAGATAGTTTTTTCGGAAAACCGGTAACCGGATGCACCACCACGAACCACTCATGTCTGGAACCAAAACGGGGAGAGACGTCGCCGTGACGTACTCTCCCCATCATATGCTTCACATAGCATGAATTTGTTGCAGCTGTCGAAAACAAAAGTGTTGCAACACTTTATGCAGCTGCAGCATTGAGCCGGGTCGCGATCTTGGTCAGCGCGAGCTTGTGCTGCCGCCAAGCCGTGCTGCGATTGACACCCAATTCATAGGTGATCTCCTTCCAGGGACGCCGGGCAGCGCGCCACCAGATCAGACGACGCTCGTCCTCGCCGATCCACAGCACCCAATCGAAGGTTTGCTCCAACCGGGTGATGGCACTGGCCGATGGCCAAATCCGCATGGGCTCGGGCTCCATCGCGAGGATTTCACGATCGGTCCGCACCATCTGCGGCCATGCGTTGAAATACCCTTGCACCTTCACCGGAGGCAGTTTGCGCAGGGTGCGGAACGCCTCTTCAAAATGATCGGCGACGTCCTCGGCGGTCCAGTTGCGTTCAGCCATTACGCACCTCCCTCATTGCAGGAAGCTTGCCATAGAGTTTTTCCCCCAGCTGACGGACGATTTCGCGTTCTGGCCAGGTCAGGCGCGGGTCATCGAGCGACACGGCCAGCACATGCTGTTCATGCCAACCCTCCCGCTTGACCTGCTCTGGGTCGCGGCGCTGACCGCCATAGCCCTTGGGGTAAAGCCTCATGCCACACCGCCTTGGGTCTCGAGAGCCCAGTGAAGGATCGCGATGGCATCCGCTTCGTTGTCGTCTGCGGGGCTGTAGCCGCGGGCTCGAGCCGCTGCGATCATGGCCTGCTTGGGCGCATTGCCATGGCCCGTGGCGTGACGTTTGATGGTGCCCACGGGCACGCCCTCGTATGGAATGCCGCGCAATTCGCCCCACGAGGTCAGTGAGGCCATAAGGCCCCCATAAACGTGGGCGGCGTCGGTTCCTGCGTGCCGCCTGACTTCTTCGAACCAGATCGCTGCGATCGGACCAGAGAGCCGGTCGAGTTCCGTCAGCCAGTTGGTGAAGCGCAGGTAGCGCATACCGCCGCCGTCATAACGTCCGGGACGGAAACTGGCTGTGCCGGTCGTGATCAAACCGTCATAGCCACGGATGGCCCAGCCGGTGGTCGTGCCGAGATCGAGCGCCAGAATGCAGCGCGGGGTGTTTTCGGATTGGGTCATCAAGACCTCCTCTTCGCTTTGGCGAGCGTGGCGAGAGGGCTGGCCGGTGAAGGCTGCGGTCTCGCCAGGCCCCGAAGGGTGGTCTGGTCATGTCAGGCGCAGGGCGAGCGAGCCGCCCAGGACTTCTTTCAATTCCTTCAACAGGGCATCTTGAAAGAAGTCAGCCCCTAAGGTGTTGATCCCTATATGTAATATAACTTCTTTCAATATTTCAATTATTTCATGAGGCACCTCATCCTTATTTTAACCGCGCGCGCGAGGATACACATATACAGGTATCCCCTTGAAAGATTGAAAGAAGTGAAGGAAGTCAAAATACCCATTTTTTACAGGCACTTGGACCCAAACTTCTTTCAATTGAAGAAACCCCTGGTTTGAAGGAAGTCCCTGGATCACGTCAGAAGCCGGTAGACCATGGCCCGCCGCCCGCCGGTATCCCGCATACCGGTGGTGATGTCCCCGCTCTCGATCAAGGTCAGCAGGATTTCATCGCGGTCGCGGGATTTGAGCCATTGCGAGGCCCGAGTGATCTCGGACTTGGTGATCCCCTTGGCCCCCGACGCGCGGATGATCTCCTTGAGCCGCTTTAGATGTGCCTCGGTCTCGGTATCCGCGACATGCCGTTCTACCGCCTCCATCGTGCGCTGTGCATAGTGCCGCACGAAACTGATCGCCCAGTCTGCCGCCGTGATCTCGATCTCGGGCCTGATCGGATCACGGCCCACCGCCACGATGAGGGCAAGCTTCAGGGCGTTTTCGCCAATGCGGGCGAGGATGGCCGTGAAGGCCGTGCCAGCGGCGGCGCGCAATTCCTCGGTCAAATCGATACTGAGCTGGCGGAACCGGGCGCGCGCCTCCTCGGTCATAGGCACAATCATCGGGGTCACGGCGGTGTTTTGATCGGCGGTCTTGCCCGCGAGATTGCCATTTTGAGCACCGCCGCCAGCCGCGATCAACTGCAGCCCATGGATCAGCGCCGGCGGGGCCTGCCGGATGCCGACGGCGATGTTTTCATCGGGGTAGTCCTCGTCACTGGGCAGGATCAGGAAACGGGCCAGCGAACCATCGACGACATTCGCCCCCTGCAGCGCGCCCCAGAAGTGCAAGGGCGTCGTGGTGCCATAGACGCAGAGGCAGGGCTGGTTGATGTCGCGCCGCTCGTTCGTGCCGTCGCGGTTGGCATATTCTGCCCCAAGGAAAATCCCGCCGGCCGAGGTGTAGAGCTCGGTCATGTTGTCGAGGATTTCGGTGATGTGGCGCGGGCTGCGCTTGCGGTCGGCGGCGGCTGACAGGAACATGCCAAACTCGTCGATCTGAAACAGGATCGCGGGCTGGCGGTGCAGCGCGGTCAAAAGCCCCGCGCCAGAGGCGATCTTGTTGCCGCCGAGATGGTGGGCGAGCCCGGCCTCGAAGAAGGTCTCGTTGATGATTTCGCGGGCGTGGTTCTTGCCAGACCCGCTGTCCGCGATGCCAACGACATAGAGGTTCGAGCGCAGATTGCTTTCGGTCCGGTAATTCCGCCCCATCAGCGCGCCGATGGCACAGAGGCTCGCGCCAAGCGACAGGAGTGGCTGCGGACGGCGGGCGGTGGATAGCATGTAACCCGTGAGATCACCCACCAGCCCGTCAGGGATAGCCAGCGAGAACGGCGGTGTGGCTTCGGCTACTGGTGACACGGCTGCCGTCACATCCAGCCTCGCCAGCAGACCCGCCGCTGGATGGTTGCCGTCCTCGGGCAGGCTGCCGTCCAGACGAAGCTCCGCATCAGGCTGCCAGCCGCGTTCCATTGCCAGATGGTAGATCGTGCCAGCCCCGATCCGGTCGGGCTTGAAGCTGGCCCAGGCCTTCATCGTGGTGGCGGGCACATCCTTGGCGGCCTGTGCGGACCAATCAGCAAAAAGATCGGCCCCAGCCTCGCCAAGCGCCCCTTTCAGCGCCATCCCGACCCGCATCCAGCTGTCGTAGTCCAGTTCCGCGTTTGGCAGCCAGGCGAGTGCGGCCTCAATGGCGGGCAAAGTTCCGATCTGGCTGTGGATGCGCTCGATGTCTCCGGCTGGTGCATTGGAAGCCAGCCCACGCTGGCGCAGCGCTTCCGGCAGCAGCGCATAGGCCTCGTCCAGAAACGCTGCAGCAGCCTCGGCCGTGATTTCGGGCAAGTCGGTGATGTCGATATCCGCCAGCCCCTCTTCGGGCCACGCATAGGGCGCACCCGTGTCCGGATGAATGGCGTAAGCCACGAACTGCTGCCCGAGGCAGAGCACCTCGAGCGGATGGCGCTTGATGCCCCGGAAAGGTGCTGCCGTGCGATAGACCAGCATGCGTTTTGGCGCGCGACCAATACGCAGAGCGGGTGTGTCACCGAGGCGTTCGCGCGCCAGTTTTTCAATCCGAAAGGCAAGGTCAGCGTCATCTTTGATGTCGATATCGACCGCAGCGACAGCACCACCCACAATCCCGATGCCGCACTCCGGCCAACTGGCCCATGTCGCCACCTCGACCTCGGTGGTGCCGCGCGCAGCATGGCGGTTCCATTCCGGATAATCCGCCCATGCCCCGCGCTGGAAGCGGCCGGGTTTCTTCGTGCCCTGGCCGATCGGCAGGATGGCATAGCCATTGGTCACAAGTCGCGCGCCGAAGCGCGCCATGAAAGATGTATCGGTCATCAGAAAGGCACCTCGGGGGTCATGGCGTCGAGGCGTGTGCGGTCGTGGCCCGCCAGCTCGCGCAAGTGGTCGCAATATCCGGTGACAACCGCATCTATGAAGCGGTCCCACTCGGTCTCAGTGAGGGTGGCGAGATCGGACTTGCCGATGCTTTCGAGATACGCGCCGCCTTGTTGGCCGCCGACGGTCATCGCCTGCATCTCATTCGGGGTGGGATCGATCATGCCCGTCCTCCCGTGGCAGATGTCTTGGCAGGTGCGGCTGCAGAGGTGCTTGCGGCTGGTGTCACGGCGCGGGTCCGAGACCCGGAAATTCCGGTCGAACCAACCAAACCCACGAGTTTGCCGGTGGCAGAGGGCGCAGAGGCCGGGGGAACTGTGGCGCATGGGTCAAACCTGTAGCCGGAAACCTCGACATAGCGGCCCGCGGGGCGGACCGAGATCGCACTGGGGCGTATCAGCTCTTGGGCCTGCAAAATGGCCTCGTCCACGCTGAGCGGCACCGGACAGCCGGGCGCGCGCTTGCGCCACCATTCCGACGCCTTCTGGCGCGCATAGCCCTGATGCTCGATGCAGACCCATTCGCTGTAGGACTTGATCCCGCAGCTGTAGGTGACCTTGAGCGAGGGTTGCCCACCCAGTTTTTCGTGGCGGCTATAAGAGACGCCATGGACCGGCAGCCACTGCACTTTCGGCGATAGGACCGGAAGTGTGGCCGCCGTCGGCGCGATTTTGACCTCCCGGGCCGGAAACACATAACCGCAGTCCGGACATTCCGTCGCCGAGAGCGCGATGATGCTGTCGCATTCGGGGCAAAGCTTGGTTGGGGCCTCACCGCCACCGCCTTCACCCGGACGTTTCGGGCGCACCAGATCGATCGGCCCGTGGCGGCGGACATTGCCTGCGAAGTCGAGCACCAAGCAGTTTTCCTTGCGCGGCGCGAGGCGCGTGCCACGGCCGACCATCTGCACATAGAGGCCTGCGGACTTGGTGGGGCGCAGGAGCGCAATCAGATCAACGCCCGGCGCATTAAAGCCGGTGGTCAGCACGCCCATTGAGGCCAGCGCGCGGATCTCGCCGCGCTTGAAAGCGGCAATGATCGCGTCCCGTTCCTCCTTCGGGGTGTCGCCGAAGATCGTACGACAGGTGATGCCTTGGCGGGCAAACTCTTCTGCAACATGACGCGCGTGCTCGACGCCGGAGCAGAAAGCCAGCCAGGATTTCCGCTCGCGACCATGTTCGATGATCTCGGTGACGGCGGCCCGCGTAATGGCTTCCTGATCGACGGCCGCCGCCAGATCGCGCTGGATAAAATCGCCTGCGCGGATGCCGACCTTCGAGACATCGAGCCGCGTGGCGGGCTGTTTCGACACCAGCGGGCTCAGATAGCCAGCGTCGATCAGATCGCGGACCGGGGCCTCGTAGGCGATGTCGGTGAAGAGCGCGTTCTTGCCCTCGTGCAACATGCCGCTGTCGACCCGGAATGGCGTGGCTGTCAGCCCGATCACCTTGAGTGCCGGATTGATGCGGGTCAGACCATCCAGAAACCGGCGGTACATGGTGCTGGAATTGCCAGGGATGAGATGCGCCTCATCGATCAGCACGAGATCCGTGTGGCCGATCTCCTGTGCGCGGCGGTGGATAGACTGGATGCCTGCGAAGAGGATCTGCGCCCTCGCCTCGCGCTTGCCGAGGCCCGCCGAATAGATGCCCGCTGGGGCCTCGGGCCAGAGACCGATCATCTCAGCATGGTTCTGGGCAATCAGCTCGCGCACATGGGTCACGATCAGAATGCGCTGCTCGGGCCAGGCCTTCAGCACGCCCTCGATGAAGGCGGCTGCCACGAGCGACTTTCCCGCAGCTGTTGGAAGAATTACGATAGGGTTACCTTTGTTCTGCTGGAAGTAGCCGTAGATCGCAGTGATCGCAGCCTCTTGATAGGGGCGCAGGGTCAGCATGGCGCGGCCTCCGTTGTGCGGGCGTCGTTTGCCCAGGTCGAGCCATCGGCCATGCGGTAGGTGACGATATCGTCGCCCGCATCAATGACCTCGCCCGGAACGAGATCGGGGATGAAGAGGTGGCGGGTGCAGGCGGCGCGCTGTTCGAGCGCTTTCAGCATCCGGTCATGACGGGCACAGTGCCAACCGCCATCATTATTGTTGGTCGCGCTTCCGGACGAAGAACCGGTATCCACTTCTTCTGGAAGCGCTCCGACGGGCGTTGCATGCAAACATGACCGGCAGGTCACAGCCGCCCCACCCCCCTCATGGCAGGCGCCATGGTGATCGCAGAACCGGCATTCGAACCAGGCCGGGTCTTCGCTGACCCCCGCGGGCGGATGCTTCGCGAAGATGATGCGCCCGGCCTTCTCCAGCAGGCGCTCCGCCATGGCGCTGTCGGCCTCGATCCGCTCGATATGCAGCGCGTCGGTATCCTTGCAGACCGCGACATACATCGCGCGGGTGATCCCCGTCAGGTACATGTAAATCTGCATCTGCGAGGCGTGCTGTGGCTTCGCCAGAACGACGCCCTTGGCGGTCAATTCGTTGAAGCTCTTGACCCCATGGGTCTTGAACTCCAGCACATGCCAAGTTTTCGGAGCCTCGAGGATGCCGATGGCCACGCCATCGAGCGATCCACCGAAATGGCCGCCATGGGCCTCGACACGGAACTGTCGGCCGGTTTCGGGATCGACCTCTAGCACCGTGGCACCAGTGGCGCGCAGATTGCGCACGAGGCGATCCTCTTCCAGCTGGCCGGTCTCAAAGAGGCGCAGCAGGCGACCAGAATGGCGCGCAGGCGTGATCCAGCGGAAATCATACCAAAGGGCACGGGCGCAGGACTTGCCGATGATCGAGGCTCCAAGGTGATCGCGGAACCCATCACCCTGGCGGGCCTCGTAATCAGCGTAGATCGCCGTCAGCGTCGGCGTGGGGGCTTCAGGTAGCTCTGGCATCACAGAACCTCCCGTTCACTGCGGGCCTGCGCTTCGGCCAGAATGGCTTCCCAGGTCTCCGGGTCATGGCGTTCGCGCAGGATGCCGACCAGCGCGTCCTTCAGCTTTTCACGTCGGCGGCGGCCGGTGCCTTGGGCCAAGAGTTCCGCGCGCTCGCGGCTCAGATGCCGGAGCGCCGTGCGCGCCCGGTGGAACCAGTCGGGGTCGATAGGTTTTTGACCCCGCTGGCGAGCAAGATCGGCTGTCGCAATCTGCGTGCGGATCTTGGCAATGGCGTCGTCGAGTTCGATCAACCGGCGCTGGTCTTCAGGCAAGCCGGGGCTGTTCACGGCCACAGGGGCCGCGTTGGTCAGGTCAATCATAGAAGTATCCTCAGATGGGGTTGGAAAGCGCTGCCCCGTCAGTCAAGGCGCAGGGCAGCGCGAAGGCTCAGCCTTTCTTGTTCCAGGGCGCGGAGGCCATTTTCGGCGGCACCGAAGAACCGGCTGGGTCAGACACAGGCTTCGCCGGGCGGATAGCCGGGGCTGCGCTCTTTTCGGCCGGCAGATAGGCAATCGCGTTGCTCTCGCCGTATCCGTTTTTCGGCGGGCGGATCTTCACTTGGATCGTCATCGGGATCAGGTGCAGTTCTTCGCTATCGCTGACATGCATCCGGCCCGTGGCATGGCAGATGGCCGACAGCGTGCGCTGCGCGATTTCCACCGTTGTCGGGTTCGGATTCACCAGGTTCAGCTGGTCGAAGATCTTCCGGCCCTTCTGCTCACCCTCGAGAATGTCGATCATCAGCCAAAGGAACTGGCCCATGCCATTCTTGGTGACGCGCATCTCGCTCTCGACGATCTGGGCGCGGTATTTGCCGGCGGGCAGAAGCTCGTAGGCGGTGGTGGGCTCAATGCTGGTGGCGTCAAAAGAGGTGTCAAAGCGTGCCATGGTCTTATCCTTTCAAGGCAATCATTCAGGTTGGGGCATGGCTGCGAGGAACTCTGACCACTCAAGCGGCAGGGTGTCCGGCAGGCCGTAACGGTTCTTGGCGAGGAAGGCGGGGCGCTCTTCGGTGTGCATGACGCGCGCACCGGACCCGAGCGCCCGGGTCACCTTCTTGTTGAAGCCGACATCGGATTTTGCGACCGAGATCTGGTAGTTGGCGAAGAGCACGACATCTGAGTGTTCCTGCAGCAGCGCCGAGGCGCGGGTCTGCAGCTTGATCACATAGCGGTCGTAGGGCTCGTGCTCGGGGCTGTCGAAACGCTTGATGTCGGTATGGGCGATCTGGATGACCACCATGCCTTTCTGGTCCCGAAGCGCGTTCAGCTTGTCGAGATATTCCCGCCAGACATTCAACGCTTCAGCAAAGCCTTTGCCAAAGCCCGGCGCCTCGATGGAGGCCCAGCCATTGCGTTTGCAGGTCTCAGCCCAGATGAGTGGCTCAAGCCAATCGATACTGTCGATCACAACGGTGCCAAAATCGTGGTCCTCGGTAAGCAGCGCATCAAGGGCTTCAGTCACCTCCGCATAGCTCGTTGCCAATGGAAAATGCGGCACCTGCAGCTTGCCGAGCCCGTCCTCGGTCATGATGAACACCGGCCGGTCGGCAGCGGCGGCGAAGGTGGACTTGCCGACCCCTGCTACGCCATGGATCAAAATGCGCGGTGGGGTCAGCGCAGAGGTCGTGCACAGGGATGCGAGGGAAATGGCCATCAGTTTGCCCCCTCGTTCAGCACAAGACGGAACTTCGGCTTCCCCGAGCGGACTGTGCGCGCGGGCTCAAACCCCTTGCGCCAGCTTTCTGGCAGAGCGCCGAATTTACGCTCGGACACGGTCAGCTTCGTGTCGATGAAGTCAGACGGGTCCTCGCCGGCCGAAGCGATGTTCGCAGCTATCTCGGCCAGCTTGCCTTGGTCCCAGTCGATACGCTTGGGCAGATCGGCGATGACGGTGACGCCGTTATCCTCAAACCGGATGGTACCTGTGTCTTTGCCTTCGTGCCCGCGACACTCAGAGGCTCGCGCCGCGTAGCGGACCTCTAGGGCCAGCGCGAAGCGCTCGGTCACCGCCTTCATGCGATCCATCGCGACATCGATTTCTGCTTGGACTGCTGCAAGCAGGTTTGGCGGCATGAGAGCCAGTTCTGTGACTGGCATATTGAGCATGTCATCCACGCTCGGGATATTCTCGGGGAAAGCCATAGGGGGCTC